ATTCATATCTCGTACAGTTCTACCTGCGGATATACCAAGGATTTGTGTTTGCACAGCTCCTGCTACACCAACAGTACATAGATCAGAGTTAGTAGCGCTGATGTTTGGAGTAATAGCAGAAGGCGGTGGACTGTTGATGGTTGTGTCCATTTTGCCGTCAGACGTAACAGTAGTTTCTGATCTAATAGTGTCATCGTCGTCGGCGGATGCGTACCCGCCGAGCGTTAGTAATAGCGCAACTAAAAGAACGCGGATCATCTGCGTTCCATAGCCTGACGTTGTACGTCAATGCGTTCCCTGTTTACCTCACTGCGATCATCAGCGATTTGCTCTTGAAGTTCTAGTCTGGCAGAATCAGTAGTGGCTTGCTGTTCTAGCTTCAATTGATCTAGTTGCAACTTAGCCTGCTCCATCTGAGCTTTCTGTGTTGCTTCCATTTCTTTAATCGCTAGCTCTTGCATACGGATCGTAACTAATGGATCCTGCTCTGCGCCACCTTCACCTTTGTATGTCAACAGAGGCATAATTTCTTGGAGCATTTGAGATTCGACCTGTGAAACACGGGCTTCTACCTGATCTGGTGGCATTTGAGATTGTTGCATCTGTTGTTGTAGTTGAGCAATCTGTGTCTGCGCCATCTCAGGAAGCAATGCTCCTGCTTGTACTAGGTTTGTAATCTGAGCAACCTGTTGTTGTAGCTCTTGCATCTGCGCTTGTTGCATCTGCTGCATCTCCATTTGAACCATAACTCTGGCTTTCATGCTGATGTGTTGGAACACATGGCTGAATATTGAGGCCAGAACTGCCGGTGTTTGTTGTAGTATATCCAGTTCAAGCAGAGCCAAGTGACTCTGAATGTGCGAATCGTGATCCTGTTGTGGGAACGCTTGTGGTGTTTGACCACCAATCATAGCCGCATTCTCCGTAGCAGGATCTTGAGGCATAGGTTCTGGTGCCGGTGGCAGAAGCTCGTCTATGTTTTGCACCTCTAATGCTTGATACATTCTTCGATACGCCGCATGCAAATCATGCATCTGCGGATTAGACTGCGCCAGTTGAAGCTGTGTTTGCGCGAGTGTAACACGTTGCGACATTGAGAAGATGTTGGGGTCTGAGACTGGGAGGACGTCTACCCGAGCATCAAAGTCTTCAACCTTAACCTGCGCCTGCGCTCCCGCTACTTGATAGGGGTACATAGGTGGTAGGTTTTCAGAGAAGATACGCGCCAGTAAACGAAACTCTGTTTTCTGAGCGTAGTGCAATCGTTTATGAATCGCGGACATAACTTTCATTCCGCGTTCCAACATAGCTACTGTAGTTCCAACAGGAGTTTCCTGACCCATGTCCGAGATCTGTTGATCAGCTAATGCAATGAACCGACGTCCGTCATTCACCAATCCACCTAACAATTGTGCAAGTGTACCTGATGGTTCTTTGTAGGGTAAAGGAACGATAGCGTCTCTAATGCTTCCTCCTGGGGCGTCAATGTCTCTCCACTCTCCAGGCTGTAATGGCTCATCTGCGTTGCGTACACGCACTCCACGGGCTTTAAAACCTGCTGGGAGGTTAGCGAGTGTTCCTGCATCGATAAGCTGACGTAGGAGGCTCGTTGCCGCTCTGCCTAAACCACCAATCATGTGGATCAGACCGAAGCCATAGAACCCAAGACCAGGCATAAACTTGTAATGAACAAAGTACTGGCGCTTACGCTTGAATATATCTTCCATCTCGTAATTACGACGGATAGATAGGATTGAACCAGACGAATCGTCCAGTGTTACGATGTAAGGTAACTTAATTCCAGTAGGCTCTTGAGTCTCTGGATCCATGTCCTCGAACCCTTCAAGGTCTAAATCAACGTGCATCTCTAGTATATTGAGGACATCGTCGCTGTAGTTCTTAGATAATCCCTCTAGCTCGTTTACCTTCTGGCGTACTTGATCCTCTTCTACATCTTCCGAAGCAGACAGATCAACGTCACGGTACATCCCCGCATACTGTAATTTCACAACTTCGTTTAAATCCATGCGTAGAACGTGGGTTACACGGCTAGCTGTGGCTAAATCAGATGCAGAGTAAGAAACAACGAGATCCTGTGCAGGAATAAACTTCGCAACAGCGCGTTGTTTCGTTGGATCGAAGTAAACTTTCTTAAATGTAGAACCTGACAGTGGCAAATAGAACAACATCTGATCCATATCTGGATCGTATTCTTCCATAATCTCCGTAATCTGGTAGTTCATGAAGTCTTTTACACGCTTGGCTTGCTCTTCTCGTGCGCGGTCTTTAAGTCCAAGGACCGCGGTGCGTACTGGTCCGCCCGATGGCAGCAGTTCTTTGTATGCCTGTGCTTGGAACTGGGTTACGCTTTCACTAATCATAGGATGCGTTATGCCAGAGGCTCCTTCAAATGGAGTAGAGCGATCTTCCGTCTTAATCCCTAATAGGTCTAGGCCGTTGACGTATGCATCTTCCCACTCAGAGCGAGAGGACAAGTCTTCTTCGTACATGCTTCTCAGATCCGAAGACAATTCGCCCAAGGTTCCGTCATCTAGGAACTCGGAGAGGTTAGAATCAAACGGGATAAGATCTTCTTGGCTCAGTCCTTCTAAACCATTGAAGTCTATGGGCTGTACGGTTGCGCCGCCCATCCCGTCTTCTATGATCTCGGCTCCCCCTGGGAACTCCATGGGTGCTTCTACTGAAACTTCTAATTCGGGAAGTCCTGCTGTGTCATCGAGGTTAAGGCCGGATGCGACCATGTTTGGTGGTAATGCCATTAATAATACTCCCGTTTACGGGGCCTCCATTCGTCGTCTTGTGTGTCCTCTCCGTGAAGAGAGATAAATCCACCTCGACGGAAACGCATAAGTGCTAGTGTCATACTATCACAATAATCGTCGTTGTCACCATTAGGAAACGAAACAACTTCTTCAATCACTTCGTCTGCAAATTTCTTGTCGTCTGGTGCCCATACCATTCCCGCTTCAAACAACGGTGCAACCATGTGCATTCTGGTTACCTTATCACTTCCTTTGCCTGGTGAGAACCCCAATGCGGGTATTCCTCGCAGTCTAAGTTCGTCAATGAGCGGCGTACCTGTCGCTTTTGCCTCTACCAACACCATATCAGGCTCCCAATACTCGTGTTCTTCGAAGGCAACCTCTTTTAATTCTGGGAAATTCCAACGACCACGCTGTGCATCTAGCAGAATTATGTTGTCAGGTCCACCATCCTCTGGTTTGAAGATGCCCCAAGTCGTAATTGCAGAGTAATCCGCTGTTTCCTTCTTGGAAAACGCTGTATCGTAGGACTGTAGGACGTAATCGATCCTAGGAATCTTCTTTTCTTGCCACGGATTCCACCATTCGCGCTTAATTATCGCCGATTCAGAGCCCGTAGGGTTCTGTTGCCACTGCGCGTTCCATTTGCCCACGGGCAGAGACGCTTTGATGGACAATAAGGCGTTCTTTTCCCAGAATTCTGGCCATAACGGCTTGTCACTAGGCAATATCGCAGGGAATTCCACAACTTCCCACTTGTCAGACATCACATCACTACCCTGTTGAGCCAATAATCTACCTGTCAAGTCTTTTTTACCCCAACGGGTCATAACAATTATGATTGCACCCCCTGGTTGGAGACGTTGTCGCGGTCCAGACGTGTACCATTCGTATGCATGGTCGAATGCAGTGGAGCTTAACGCATCTTGTTCCGAATGCGGGTCATCAATGACGAGTAAATCCGCACCACGACCCGTGATGGCAGCGCCAACACCCGCCGCAAAGTACTCAGCACCCTTGTCCGTGCCCCACGTACCCGCTCCTTTGTTGTCTTCTTTAAGATTTGTATCCGGAAATATAGTTTTGTACTCAGGGTCATCGATCAAGTCCCTCACTTTACGACCAAAACGTACCGCCAACTCAGTGTTGTGCGTCGCTTGGATGATTTTCAGTTTAGGGTTTCTACCTAGAAACCAAGCAGGCATCAAGTAGCTTGCAAACTCAGACTTAGAATGTCGTGGAGGCATGTTGATAATTAATCGCTTGAGCTCTCCTCGTGCAACACGTTCAAGTTTTTCGGCTATGATGCGATGATGTTGCCCTTCAATGAAGTTGTCGTACACATGATGGACGAAAGGCATGAAGTTGTCATGTGCTTGTTCGCGCAAATCCATGCGCTTCTTGGCCTCTGTTAAGGCCAAGATCTCTTTTAGTGCTTCCTCTGGGAGGGCTTGTAAATTCATGAGCGCCTAAGTGATGCTAATCCTACGGGTGTTTGTGCTGCAACAGAAATCGGTTGTACGTTAGGTGCGGGCACCATGTACTGTTGTTGTTGAACAGGCATAAGTGACGGCAATGTGACCGGAGCTACACTCGTATACGGTGACAATGCAGGGGCTGTATATGTTCCACCACCCGTGGTCGGTGCCTCTGGGAACGGTTGTTGGAACGGATCGAGGACACAGGCGTTCTTGTCGCGGTCAAATATGTATCCGTCTGGGCATGTTGGATCTTCTGCGCCACCTTCTCCTCCGTCTTCTGTGTTTTCTCCCCTTCCGCGGTCGTTGTTATCCGAACCATCTAATCGAGAGGGGTCGCCCATGTTATATACTTTAGTATAGTCTTTAGCCTTATTCGCATCTACCGTTTCGTCGAATACTTCTGCCGTATCACTATGCTCACCAGTGTAATTGATAATGTTCCCTGCCGCATCTACACCCAACGCTCCGATAACCTGTCCGTTATCAAACACAGGGACTTGTCGTTCCCCGTCTCCGTAGTTTGTAAATACACTGGCCAAGAACCCTGGTTCATACTGACCGGTCAACTTCTCATACGCACGACGCTGATTCATATCCCCTAAGTAATCTAATCCTTGCCCTAACGGTGAAGCCTCAAACATTTTCCCAAGTCCACTGTCCCCGAACCGAGGCTGATCTAAACGAAGACCTAAGTTCTTAACAGATTGCTCATATTGTTCTTTGCTCATATTGCCTTTGTTGAGCATGTCCACCGCTCTACTGGTCAAATTAGAATCGGTTGCTGTACTCTGACCATACGGATCAATAGCTGCCGCAATGTTCTGACGCATCATACGCTCTTGTAAATCTTCTTCTTGTTGCAAGTTCCTTGGAGAGCCTGGCATATCCTTGGAAGGATCGAACTGCTTGGCAAAATTATACAAATCTACTTTAGCTTTCGGATCTAACCCTGACGTAATGCCTGTGTTTTTAACTGGGGCAATCGGACTAGCTTTCGCAGGAAGATTAAGCTGGCTCTCTCTTCTGCGTAAAACATCCTCGCCTTCACCACCAAGATTCTTCGATACCAACTGGATATTTTCTAACCGATCAAAGATACTTCTGTTGTCATCTTCCGCTGCCGCTGTAACCGGAGATACGACAGGTGCAGACATCACTGCCGCCGCGCCTTTGCGATCACTTCTATCCCTAGATGTATTAACTACCGGGGGAGGTGGTGCAGGTCTAGGCTTTGGTGCAGAAAAAACTGCCGCCGCACCTTTCTTATCGGCTCTCGATCCACCGCCACCAGATGATGATTTGCCACCGCCGCCACCAGAATCCCCGCCAAAAGCTATCTGAGGTTTTAAAAATGAAAATAATACGTTGTACATGTCCTAGCCACCTTTGTTCGGATAAACTCCGCGCCGTTGGCCACGATGCGACCAAACCTTTTTAACTTCTGGGAACTCCGAGATAAACATCCGTCGAAGATCCCTACAAAACCCTAATACACCAGAAGTGCCCTCGGGTGCAATCATATCAACAAAAACTAATTTGTCACCTGTTTCTCGACGAAAAATATCTGTACCCCAATAATCTCGCGTCTCAAACTCCTCATCCGTCATCCACGCCCAGGTCACAAACCCTGCACACGATCCACCCTCGTTATGCCAAATCTTATACTGACCACTCTCAATCGCAGGTACCAAACGCCACGCAATCGTACTCGAAGGAAAAGTCGAATAAGGGAGGATCGTGGTCCAAAGATCAACGCAATCGATGAAATCTGCCTGCTTCGTCATAACAACCCCAAATGAAATTACATACAACATACTATAAACCCAAATGAAAATATAGTGGGCATTTTTTGGGCGGTCCTCGGTTTGTAAAAGGGGCAATGAAATTATCCCCAAATGAATTTATGACACCTTGTATATAAGCATATAGTACTGCGTACTCTCCTTATATAGGGGGGATGGGGTCGGCGCGCACGCACGATTTCAGAACGCAAACCAATAAGTAACCCCCACAGGGACCAGGGATATCGTTCTATTTTTGGGGATTTTTAGGGAAAATATTCTCGTTTAATTTACTTCTACTTGTTGACTATCTACAAGTTATATTCTACAACTTAGTTGTAGGCGGTGGAATTCTTCTGCCCCACATTTCAACTAAGGAGAATATCATGGGATATTTGGATACGGAAGACAACGTCACTGAAGCAATCTGGGAAGCATTGCAAGGGCGTATTTCACGCATGATCGATCTAAAGATCGAAGAAGTAGAAGGCAACAGTGAGATCAATATGCATGACCATGCAATTGATATCATGGATATTGTTTCTAACAACTTGGACATGAGCGAATTCGCTAGTGAAATCAGAGACGAAGTTTCTGAAGTTATCGGCAACGCATCGATCTCAATCGACGTGTAATTCAACGGTGGGGCGGCAACGCCCCACCATTTCAACTAAGGAGAATAAAATGGATATCAAAAACAAGCTGCAGGCATTAGATAAAAAGATTGCCAAGCTAAATAAACAGAAAGCTGCTTTACGTGTTGAAGCGATTGAACATGACTTTGCTTACTACGTTCAAACAACTAGGGACATTGCCCCAAATCTATCATGGTGGAAAGAGAACCGTCCCCAGTCTTGGCAACGGTTTGCATCAACAACTACAGTAAATAAGTTTACTTGGAAATAAAACTTGAAGCCCTATTGTGCATGGTGTACAATAGGGTATCAACTTAATTAAGGAGAACAATATGCCTAGAACATCTTTCGGAAAAACTCGTGAAGCTGATACACCATACGCAACCTATGTGAACGATCAAGGTTGGGTGTGGAAGGTTTTAAAGACCTACAAGCATTCAGCTGCAGAAATGCAAGATCCATATGCAAGATGGTTTGTAGCGGCCACATCACCCATGATGCATGATGGTCAATATGAAATGGGTGATACCTACGCCAGGGAAATCACTCAATTCGGAAAGCTCTTGGATGCTGATCCACAGTGGCGCGACGAATACAACGTATAATATAAAACCAATAGACCAGGTCCTTGGACCTGGTTTTCTTTTGCGCTGCAGAAAAATACAAATAGAAAGACGCGGCGCGCAAGGCGCAAGGCGCAAAATGAACCCATAAAAATATAAGAACCAAGGCGCAAGACGCAAGACAATATTTACTTGTGCCTGGTCTACATTCTGTTATAATTTACATACAATTTAATTAAACAAAGGATAATATTATGAAAAACGGTATCATATACAATGGCAAGAGCCTATTGGATGGTAAGCCTATTGTAGTAATAGCTACATATTCCGACCGAAACACCAAGACAGGCGCGGTTGTGCAAACTTATATATTGCGCTCGGATATAGATCCAAGAGAAGCAAGCAAGACAGGCGAGGATTTTTCTATTTGTGGCAATTGCACAATGCGAGGTGAGGTTACAACAGAGCCAGAGCGCAAGATTGCCAAGGGGCGTCGTTGCTATGTTAACCTAGGGCAAGGCGTTTTAATTGTTTATAAATCTTTTATTAAAGGCGTGTATCCAATTGCTAACACTCAAAAGAATCGGAACATAATCGGCCGCAATCGGTTCGTTAGAATCGGAACATATGGAGATCCGGCCGCGGTTCCCTCTTTTGTATGGGAACAACTACTCGCGGAGGCGTCGACCTTTACAGCCTATTCACATCAAAGCGGTTGGCGTCCAGATATTGCGATGCAAAGCGCGGACAATAAGCAAGAGGCACTCGACCATTGGGCGCAAGGTCGTAGAACCTTTCGAGTGATCGCGGATCTAGGACAATTAGACAAAGCAAACGAGGCTCTTTGTCCTGCATCAAAAGAAGCAGGGCGTCGTGTTCAATGTACCGCTTGCAAATTATGCAAAGGATCGAGCCTAGGCAAATCAATCGCAATTGTAGAACACTAGAACCAAGGAGCTAGGCAAAAAATTGCCTAGCTTTTTTGTGCAGAATAATATTAACAAGGCGCAGGGCGCAAGATCAAGGCGCAGGGCGCAAGGCACACGAATACTTATCAATTAAAACAGGGCGCAGGGCGCAAAACATATCATCAACGCTCTTGAAACTCGGTACTTGAACCGCGGAGCACCCACCTCGTGCCAAATCCACCCCTTTTTCCCCTCCAAACAAAAGTAGTTCTCGGTCAGAGGCTCTCTTTACTAAGAAGAAACTTGCCCCTCCTCGTGCCCAATATGCCATGTGCCAAGCGACTTGATGAGGCGAGACGGCGACCGCGTTGGATTTTGTAACCTTGAGTTCTAGCCAAAAGGGTAGACCTTCCCAGACAAGATGAACGTCTGGAACACCACCTCCATGTTTGTTTTCAATCCTCGTTGCGAAGCACTTCTTCGGTAGGTTTTTTCGTATCGTGCTCCAAAAGTTCGCTTCCTGACCGCTCATCTTTTTCTCCCTCAGTTACGTCTTTATATGTCCCCTCGATCTCAAAAACTTGAGGGTATTTTTTTTGTAAATCTGCCAACCTTCCGACAATTTCATCACGAGATAGTTGATCAATAGTATTTACTTGTTCGCGTCTATCAACAGTTAAACCACCCAGAGCGGCGCGTATTTTTTCTGCATTGATAGCCGCTGAAAACTGACCTGCCTCCTCTGCTCCACTAGATAGCTGATGCAATCGTTCCAATTGTCCAATGGTTGTCACGCCATAACGACGTTCCCTCTCACTCCTTAGATCTTGGATATACTCCAATACATGAGGGTATTCCCTACCATTCAAAAGCTTTGAAGCTTGGTTGTTTGCTACATCATGTGAATATCCTGCTTTTCTGGCACATTCGGCATTGGAATATATGCCCTCAACTATGTGCCTAGCAAAAGTTGTTTGCCTATTGGTTAAGGTGCGACCATGTTCTTTTTCTATTTTCTTTTTAACAGAGCTCATTTGTTCCTCGTTGTTCTTTAGGTACAAGTTATATCAAAGAAAGAGAGAGGGCAACTTCTCTATATAGGCGTTTTTTCTACAAGAAGTGTACTCAACGTTCTCAGGTGTTCTCAGGTATGGGCTAGTTTGAAGTATATAAATATGGTAGTGAGAACAGTGAGAACAGTGAGAACACCTAATATGAATTTAGTTTTCAAAAAAAAATAAAACCTGTGGGAAATACGCCTATATAGTGATCTTTGTACTCACCCCTCTAAAATTATTTCCTTGACCCATGGAGCAAGAACCTATAACTTGTTACTTACTACCAATTTAATTAAACTAAGGAGATTGCCATATGGCACCTACAGAAACCAATCCCTTCGTACACTTTGGATTTATTGAAAAAATGGCGGATGACGCTTGCAACCCTAAGTTTAAAGTTTTGTTTAGTTTAGTAGGCAAAAGAGGTTTTGATGAGATAACAAGCAATGAGCCAAAAAGCTTCATCGTTAAAATCTTAAACGAATATAAAAACCTAGGCTACAGCAACGAGCAAATTAATATCTTTCACAGGAGAATATCATGAGTTTTGAAACATACACTGACGACTTGCAAATACCAGATCACTGGGAATGCACGACGTATGGTAACGATGAGTTACCGAGCTACCAAGTAAACGGCTTTCACATCTGGGTGGATACTCATCACCTTCAACAGCGTGTTATGAACGCTTCTCGTATTATGGGAACCAATCATGATTTATTAGAATGGTATTGGAGGAGAGAGGATCTCTCTGAGGGTTTTAAATTTTCCGATGTGGAGCATACTTTGCCACCGAGGTTCACTGTTCAGACATCTGACAGATACAATGGTCACAACTCAGATTGGACAAACTTCCATGACAGTTTGATGACTAACAACTTTCAAGAAGTAATCGACTTCGTACATGGCAAACATCTTGAAGCGATGTTCCCTGACTTTGATAACGTGTCTCTATACAATGAGATCATCACAATGGTGGAGCCAGACGGCTTTACTCATGGTGGAGTTGATGGTGAGAAGTGTCCATCATTGATTAGGTTTAACGAGGAGGACGAAAGCTACTACGAGATCACTGTTAATATGAAGGATCGATCTAAGCTTGAACGTGATCGTAAAGGTCAGGTTATCAACGATTGGGAAGTTGTCGTGGGATATTTCGACAAGGATTTAGATCCAGTTGAAGCTAAGTTCTTAGATTACAAAAAAGAGAACCGCAAAACTTTGCCTGATAAAGCGAAAGCAGAATACATCAGTCAATTATTTAATATTTTAAACAAGGAGTATTTATAATGAACCAGACTACCTTACCTAAAGTAATGCCAATTCATGAGGACTTCGAGGGTGGGATCCCTGTTGGATATGACTTGGTTGTTTATGAGCAAGGACAGAGTACCGAGGACGCATTAGTTCTGTACGGCTTTGATGAGATTGGGTTGTTTGAAGAAGAGTTCAAGAACCCTGCGTATGCCTTTCTTTCACAGGAGGATGTGTAATGTCAGTTGCGGTAAAAGTTAATTTAGAAATCCACATGGAAGTAACGATGTCCGAGGACTATCTTGCGAAGCTCAAGCTTGAGGAGAATGGCGAACATTATAGTTACCAAAAGTATGTTGATGAAGAACAGGGAAACAGAAACCTTGCATTAGAGGTTTCTAACAAATGTTTCAGAAACAACATACGTTCTGTTTATCACGTTTTAGTAAAGGATATAGATAATGCCTAATCATTGTGAACAAACTGTTTATCTGCATGGAGCTAGTAAAGTGGTGTATGAACTATACCAATATCTAAGCCCAGAGCTTTGTGATGATCCTCGTTTTTGTAGTGTCATCTCACCTATGCCTCTTCAAGTTTTGCTTGATCCTACGACTAAGCGAAAGCATGGGCAACATGATCTTGAGATCCAATCTGCTCACGAGTGGCGTAATGAAAACTGGAATACCAAGTGGGATGTTTGTGAAGTTGAGATCGAGGACAGGATTGAGTTCAGCGAAGACAAGGACACCGCGTGGTTCACGTTCCGATGTTGGACGGCTTGGGCACCACCTGTTCCAGTGTGGGATAAGTTGTTTGCCATGGGTATTGAAGTCCAAGCGGAATACGTTGACGAAGGCGGATGGTTCGAGGGTGAGTATGCCTTGGGTCAGGACAACTGTTGGAGACCTGATGACGAGGAGGACGATGAAGAGCTTGGCCTCGAGGACACCATAGATGTATTTAAAAACTTAATGAAGGAGACAATGGGATGAAAAGATTTAGAGTAACCGCGTCATACACACAGCCACTAGACGTTGTTGTTTTGACACCTAATGATTGGGATGAAAACGATGTGATGGAATACTATCGCAACAATGGAGCGGATGGTGAGTTCGTTGAAGATCACAGTGAATGTGAATGGACATGGGGGGAGGCTACCGAATTGAATAAGGAGGAGTATTCCGAACAACTTGTTCACAGGCAAGGCAACGCAGAGTTCAAGTTATTTTATGCACAAGGAGCTTTATCATGATGCCGTATCAATTCTTAATCACATCAACAGGTTCGTTTCAGCATGGAACCGAGCATGTTCAATACAAGGATCTCGCTCACGCAGAGGAGCTCCCAGAAACATTCGAGGATGCATGTCACTTGGCATATGATCATTGTAGTGAATGCTCATCTATCCGAGTGCTTCGATTAGATCCAGACACCTTAACGTTTGAGGATTGCACCGACCGAGTTGCATTCTTCGTGGCGCAAAACTTATTGGATCTCAGGGACGAGGAGCATGGTTTTCCTGAGTGGACACAAGAAGCGTTCGACGCGCTCGAACCTGTATTGGAGGGGGATTATTAATGTCAAAGATACCTCAAGTTTACCGCGTGGTCGTCGAAGGATTGGTCAGCGAAGTACATTATGTCGAGGCGATTGGCGAGCACTATGCCTCGTCGGAAGCTTACTGTGAGTTCATGTCTAGAACGAAAGCTGTAACAGGTTTGGTTGTCCGAACTGATATGGCCTACTCGACCGATTACATGGTTCCAGAAGAGGAGGTCGAGGATGTATTATAATATCAAGACCCTCACGTCCGAGGAGCTAGAAACGGTGTTGGATGAAGTGTTTAGCAATATCTTTGGTGCCTGCTATGGTTAAATTCTGGACAATTCTTCTACTAACTTATCATGCAGGAACCGATGACCGAGAGCCGATGATCTCGAGCATCCTTCTGCCTTCCATGGAAATATGCGGAGATGTGATGGATGATTTCTATCCGACGATCTTCGCGCATTACCCTGATAGCATGGCGCAATGCCTAGAAACCGCAGAGATGTCTACAACTATGACAAGTCCTCTGCCTAAATTAAGACCATTCAGAAAAGGAAACAATCATGACTAAAGAAGAAATAAGTGTGGTGCAAGTAGCACTAGATCACCTACTCGAGATGCAAACCGACGTGTTTAATGAGCATATCGAAAACAGCGACGAAGTTTATCGCGCTACGCTAACCATTAACGATTGGGACGAGATGTCAACGATTGCACGCAGGATAGCTGTGATCAAAGGTCTTCAATACGATGTAACAGGAGGGAAATACTGAACATGAGTATGACCGCAAAACTTAAACTATTTAGCCAGAACAATAAGCTAATAGCTACAACCACTGTGAGCGACGAGCATTATGAGTGGATTGATCCTCCTGAGTTTATAGATAATGCTTGGAATTTGGCAGATAAAATGGCTGTTCACCTGTCAGAAGGAGACTTTTGGCGATTGAGTATGACTATCGATTTAGATTGTAGGGGGGCATATCAATGTACCAAGTAACATGGAGTAGGGAACGATCTCTTCCGCACGAGATGATTAGAAAATTTGAGACATGGAAGGAGGTTCAGTCTTGGAAGGCTGACCTCGATGCTCGAGACGACGTCATGGATTGGACGATCTCTTTGGTTATCAGCAGTAGGTTTGAAGACCAGTCTCGAGTGGATACTCATGTGGACAAAGAAAAATCCGCATTGATAAACAACATCGCTCGGGTTCTGCCTGACAATTTAACCGACGAGGAGGTGCCCGCTGCTTTAATGACATTTGGCTCTGTATACGCAGGATCACCCGAAGAAATGGCAGGGTTATTTAATCTGCTTCAAGACATCACGTCTCGCATGGTCAAAGCAAAACCAAAAGAAAGGACGCGGCACTAATGACAGACCAGGAGAAGGTTGAAAAGTACCAAGACATATATAAAGAAGCTTGGGATAGGCAGAATATAATCGACCGCAAAGCAAACCCTTTGGCTCGGGGATCATCTACCATGAGCCGCAAATCATTGACTAACGCGAAGCGTGGAACAAGTAAACGCATTCGCACTGACAAAGCCCCTGCGTCTGGTCCAGATGTCGATCCCAAAGGTCGCCCTCTTTCTAAATCCGCAGAGCTCGTCAACAAGATGATGCTTACAACGGACATGACCCTAGTGGAAATGTCAGAAGAACTAAGAACGTCGCGCCACGCTGTGAACTACATCAAGAAGCGTTACGGATTACCGCGAACTTAAATCAAATAGGAAAACAAACATGGAATTAAAAACAACATTCAACACAACTCCTTTCAATGTAATCATTGAGGACATAACCCCCACGAACAGTGCCTTCGGCCAGAACGAAGAAGGCGACGTCGTGTTTTTCAACAGCCGCTTGGTTAATAAACTAGACATCGACCTTGGCGACATCGTGCTTGCACATTGCATCCCTAACTATGAGGACAAACGACACGAAACTCCTTGGAGAGCGATCCGAGTAACAAGTACCATGAAAGACGATGGGCAATACGAAGACGTGGACACCGAGAATGAGTAAAGGTTGCATCCCACTAACATCTGTTGTATAAGCTGTGCACAAATAGGAGGTCATCATGGCTCGACAAAAAATGGAAGAACGAGATAAGCAACAATTTCAGAACGTAGGTTTGCTAAAGGCTGACCATGAACTGTTGCGTAAGTTATCCGAACGTGAACAGAGATCTATGGCTCGGCAGCTATCGGTATTAATCCGAAGAGCAGTTGCTGAAACCAATATAGTATGATATAATATACAAATTGCTCGGTGGAGTACGCCTGTGTGCTCAACCATCAACTAGACCCCGACTGGCTAGGTTTCGCACTGCAACGTCGGGGTTATTTTTTTGCCTCGAAGACTGTACCTTTTTTACCCTTGGCTAATCTCTCAGGTTCTTTACTATACCCACGGATTTGCGTGACGTTGTGACGTTTCATTTCTTTTAGCAGAGCATTAGCTACGCCAGGATCTAAACCTACCAGATCCTCGAGAGCTTTGGTTGCGGTCTTATCGTTCATCCAACCTCTTCGTCGAGAGCAGAACGTTTCGATTACTTGATCGTGGGTTTTAGACTTAGCCATTCTTTAGCCTCTTCTCCTAATACTTTAGCACCGATATCTATCTTGGCGCGTAAAGCTTTAACTATCTGCTCATCAATACTACCTTCACAGATCAGATCGATGTACGTTACGTTATTCTTTTGACCGATCCGATGAGCACGATCCTCTGATTGAATGCGCGTCTCTAGATTAAAATCGTTTGCGTAGTATACCACGAGATTAGCTTCGGTCAAAGTCAACCCATACCCTGCGGTTGCAGGATTGCCCACAAAATACTTGAGGGGGTGGTTAGGGTTCTGGAAATTTATAACGATATCATTACGATCATCATCAGATGTGTCGCCAAAGTATGCGGCAGCGGAACCCTCACCAAACTTCTTGTTCAACATTTCAGTCATGCCTATGATGTCATGGCGAAACCTAGACCAGATGATTGCTTTACCATCGTGCTCGTTGATGATCTCTTCCAATGCATCCATTCTTTTAGATGGGAAGTACATCATCTCACCTTCGTCTGTCTTCAAATGCCCAGACATAATCTGTTGAAGTCGGAGCATCTGCGTGATTACAGCAGGGGCAGTAGCCATCTCACCATTCTCGAGTAGAACCATGGCGTGTCTTCGGATCTGTTCGTACATACTCAATTGTTCTTTGGTCATGCCAACATATCGAGCGGTGTATATTTTATCAGGGAGATCCAAACAATCCTTCTTGAGTACCCGAAAGGAGAACATATCTATTCTTTTGGTTAATTCGTCTAGGTTTCTGAAGCCAATGATCTGTTGAAAGGCTGTGTGTCCCATAGTTCTACGTTGCACGATGGCATATCGACCTTGGAACGAGTAGTATGACTCGTGTCCCAAAAGCCCTGGTCTAAGGAACTCGCACTGAGAGTAAATATCCATTGGACTTTTTGTTACGGGAGAGCCTGTCAACAGTCTTCTATACTTGAAACCTGCAGCTATTTTCATTAAAGCTTTAGAGCGCTTGGCTTTGTGGTTTTTGATCGTGGTTGATTCATCAATAGCAATTAATCCGTTGTGACCGAGCGCACGAGCCATCCAGGACCCTGCCTTCTGACCCTTGAGAGAAGAGAACGCTTCAACATTCATGACAAATATAGTTAATCCATCGAAGTCATCCTGGACTGAGCGCATTTCTTCCTTTTGTTTCTTGTTGGGACCTGACACCCAACGAATCACTCGATGAGGTACATCATCAGACATATGCTCTGGTATTTCTTTTGATACCCAGTTACGATACACACCCTTGGGAGCGAGGACTAAAGCAAAGTCTATCTTCCCATCTTGATGCAACATACCTATGTTATCGAGTAATACTTTGGACTTGCCTGTACCCATCTCCATGAACAGACCGAACTCTGGTCTGTCCCAACCGAAAGCAAGTGCCTCGTTCTGATGATTAAATGGTTTCATTTTAAATTTGTAGTTGACAGTCATCACATATCTCCACTATTGTCTTCATTACGGATAGCATGAGGCTACCGCACAATGCAACCCTGAAGAGGTAAAAACTTATGACTGATATATTTGAAGACATATTCGACGAGGCTGACGCAGTTAGCCAGATCGATACAGGAACTGGAAAGCAACTTAGCCAACTGGTTCGAAGCCTTCGTAACGTCGAGCAACAGATCGACGATACGGAGCAACATTTAAAATCACTGAAGCAAGAGAAGCATAAGCTCTCTGTGGAAAACATCCCTGCGTTAATGGATGAGATGGGTGTAGAACGATTGGACGTAGACGGCATGTCTGTTGAGCGTAGGATGATCGTAGCTGCTTCGATCCCTGTCGCTAACAAAGACGATGCGTTTGCATGGTTAAGATCCAATGGTCTAGATGATATCATCAAGAACGATATCACTGTGTCCTTTGGCAAGGGCGAAGACAATGTAGCGGGAGATGTCGTTGGCATGCTACAGAGTAAAGGTTTTGATCCCAAGACCAAGACCCACGTTCACCCATCCACATTAAAGGCGTTCGTTAAAGAGCGCATCACTGATGGCAAACCAATCGACCTCGATCTATTCGGGGCATTCATTTCTAACACCGCAGTAATTAAGAGGAAAGCATAATGGCTAATGAAGTAGCAATGAAAAAAAGTGCAGAGTTAAGCACAGATTTAATGGATGATATCCTAGAGTTCGCAGGAGAAGGTGCCGCGTTTGGTGCTGATGAGATGCAGATCCCATTCATTCGTGCGTTACAGGCTCTGTCACCACAACTAAATAAAAAGAAACCTGAGTACATCGATGGTGCGGAGCAGGGAGATTTGTTCAACACTGTGACTGGTCAGGTATGGAAGGGTGAAGAAGGCGTCACTATAATTCCATGCTACCAAGTAACAAAGTATCTAGAGTTTACACCTCGTGATATGGGTGGTGGTTTCCGCGGAGAGATATCTCCAACCAATCCTGTTCTACAACAGACGACACGTCAGGGTTCCAAGGAGCTACTGCCTAATGGTAATGAACTGGTTAAGTCTGATCAACATTACTGCTTAGTGTTGGATGGTGAAGGTTCATTCCAACCTGCTGTGATGGACATGAAGTCAACGCAGTTGAAGGTCAGCCGTCGTTGGAAGACACAGATTGCAATGCAGAAGATCAAACACCCAAAGACTGGGCAGATGATTACGCCTCCATTGTTTGCAACAGAGTGGAAGATTACTACTGTTGAAGAAAGCAATGACCAGGGTTCATGGTTCAATCCATCTGTTGAGAAGGTTGGATTAGTTGGTGAACGTGATCTAATGCTCGAGGCGAAAGCTTTCCGTGACTCTGTCGCGGCAGGTGAAGCGAAGGCTGTAGCAGAGGAGAGTGTGCCAACCTCTTCTTCTGTTGAACAGGATGATAGTATCCCGTTTTAAGCAGTCCTAGGGAACGGACTAGACGGGCAGTCATTAGCCCGTTCCCTTTTTTCACTAGGAGCAATACATGACACAGGCAGAACGACTACTCGCCGCATTCGTTGGAGCGAAATCGGCACACGGCACAACTACAGTTGGCCGCATTGGACGCAACGGTAAAGCCGAGTCCAAAAGTATGATCATCCGATCCCCTTTAACACTCGAACTGGTCCAGTCTCATATCGATGGGCAACAGGGCGTGGGTGCTATACCTATTAACGAAGAGAATGTATGTAAGTTTGCGGCGTTAGACATTGACGTCTACGATCTGAACCACAATGAACTACAAGATAAGATCCAGAAGCTAAAGCTTCCGTTGATGCACTGTAGGTCTAAGTCAGGTGGCGCTCACCTTTATCTATTTTTAAAAGATTGGGCTCCTGCAGCTAACATCAGAGACTACCTGACTGAGATGTCTATTGCTCTAGGGTTCAGTGGCTGTGAGATCTTTCCAAAACAAGATACTATAATTGCAGAGCGTGGAGATGTAGGTAACTTCATCAACATGCCTTACTTCAATGCTGAGATGCCACAACGCTACGCCTTCAATGCTAAGTGCGAAGCATTAGAACTAGACGAGTTCCTCGATGCGGTCGAAGAGATCCGTGTAACAGAGTCCGAGCTTGAAGGTCTGCGCTTCTCTGGCAAACGTAAGTATTTCACCGATGGTCCGCCCTGCCTTGAACATTTGTTTGCGGATGGTCCTATCGATACACCACGCAATACTTGCATGTATCAATGCGGTATCTATGCTAAGTTATCTGACCCTGACAACTGGAAGAGCAAGTTAGAAGAGTTTAATCGAACGCTGTGTACGGAGCCGTTACCTTCTCACGAAGTTATCAACCTAGGTAAATCCCTGGACAAGAAGGATTGGGCGTACAAATGTAAAGAAGAACCTTTCAAAAGTTACTGTGATCCTACGCTGTGTGCTAGTCGTAAGCATGGGATAGGGAACGAATCCCCTGACATGCCTAGTGTTGGCGGACTGACTATCATGTTATCCGAACCTAGAGTATACTTCATGGATGTTGATGGGTCACGCATACAGATTTCAACAGAGCAATTACAGAACCAAGTGCTTTGGCAACGAGCATGCATGGAGCAGATGAACATCATGCCTCCGACAGTTAAGCCACAGAAGTGGCAGCAGATGATTAATCAGTTGATGCAGGGGGCTACTGTTCTTGAAGTACCCGAAGAAGCCACGGTCAAGGGACAGTTCAAAGAGCATCTTAAATCTTATTGCACGAGCCACATTCGAGCGATGGCTCCCGAGGAGATGGAAATGAATAAACCATGGACAGATGACGGAGTTACAAAGTTTAAGCTCGAGGGTTTAATCGAATTTCTACACCACCGTAGGTTCAAGGTTGATAACCGTGGGCAACTTATTCAAATGATCCGTGATCTGGGTGGGGACAATGGTGTTCAAAACATACAAAAGGCCGATGGCAAAAGAACAAAAGTTAGGTGTTGGCACATACCTGCTTTCGAACAAGAAGAAATTGAATTATCAGTGAGGGAGATGAACAATGACATCCCATTCTAATAGACTACTGCGCGTAGGAGAAGTAGCTCAGATGTTAGGGGTATCCAAGTCCTACATCTATAAGTTGGTTGCTCAGAAGACAGACTTTCCACAGCCAATAGTTCTAGGAGACGAACACAGTAAGAGATCGTCAAGCCGTTGGGTTCTGACAGAGATCGAGGACTGGGTAAACTCTAGACCGAGGGGCAAGGATCTATGATCGATAACTCTCTACTTATACTGGGTCCTCCTGGTTGTGGTAAAACATATCGGTTGATACAGGAAGTCAAGAGCGCTTTAGATTCTGGGGTGCATCCTTCTCGTATTGGTGTGATCTCGTTTACCAAGAAAGCTATTGAGGAGATGGTGTCTCGAGCTTGTGCTGAGTTCAACCTAATACCCAAGGACTTCCCTTACATGAGAACCAGTCATTCGTTTGGGTTCAATGGATTGGGATTACAGCGTCAAGATGTTATGAGTGCCGAGGATTATTCTATTGTTGGATCGGATCTTGGTCTTAACTTTGAGGGAGATGATAAGACCAGTATTGATGATGGTGTTCAGCTACCTACTATCGGAGGCTCTGGGTCACAGTATCTACAGTTAGAGCATCGAGCGAGATATCGAATGGTTACTTTGGAAGAAGAGTTTAACCATGCGGCAAACAGGGAACTGTTCTATCCTAAACTTGTGCAGCTGAATCAGCAACTGAGCGAATACAAATCTGCGATGGGCAAGTATGACTTCGTGGATATGATAGAGAAGTACATTGATGTGGGAGATCCACCGAGCTTAGACTATCTATTCATAGACGAAGCCCAGGATTTCACGCCGCTCCAGTGGGAGATGGCTAAGTTTATAGCTTCCAAAGCAGGAAGAGTAATCATTGCAGGGGATGATGACCAAGCTGTTCACAGATGGACGGGTGTTGATGTTGATTTGTTTATCAAATCTTCTGACAACGTCGAGCGTCTCACACAATCCTATCGTATACCTAGATCGGTACATCGTTTGGCTAATGTTATATCCGAAAGGATAGGTGGCCGTTTAGAGAAAGAGTTCGAGCCTCGTGAAGAGGAGGGCATGGTTGAATACACTTATCATCTGGACTCTATCCCTTTCCAAGAAGGCACATGGACAGTGATGTGTCGAACAAACTTCTATGTAATAGAGCTAGCCAAATGGTTTCGTAAGTCAGGGTTTAAGTATTCTGTACGTGGATACCCCAGTATCTCAGACAAATTGGTGGGCAACATCTTAACGTGGAACGATCTGTGCCAAGATAAGTCCGTGGGACTAGAACGGATTCGGCAGCTGTACTCTGCCCTGCCTAAACAAGGGAAGGATGCCAAGCTCAAACGTGCATCGTCCAAGCTACTGGATGCGTTAGATCCCGAGGCTTTGATAGGTATGTCTCAACTACAAGACGACCTTGGTCTGTTATGTGGAGCAGAGAGTTCTGCGTATGATGTATTGAAGGTTAGTACGTCTGAGAGAAACTACATCGAGGCTATAGAACGAAGGGGCGAAGGTCTTTTGTCTGCGCCAAGGATTAAGTTGTCCACATTCCATGCTATGAAAGGTGGAGAAGATGATAACTGCGTGGTGTACACAGCATCAACTAGGGCTTGTTATGAAACAAAGTTCCCAGAAGATGAGCATCGAGCATTCTATGTTGGGATAACAAGAGCCCGACATCGACTATACATATTACAATCCGATAACAAATACAGGTATACATTATGAAACGTACAGAAATCTTAGACACCGCCAAGGAATTAATCAGTGGACAGAGAGCCAAGGATTACGGGGATGCGTTTGATAATCACAGTCGCATAGCCGAGGGTTGGAACATAATCATTCGTGGTGCTATACTAAGTCATGGTGAGGTAACTGAACAGCACGTCATACTAATGATGGACTGGTTGAAAACTTCTAGGTTACTGGAAACCATAGACCATGAGGACTCATGGATCGACAAGGCAGGGTACACTGCGTTGGGAGGAGAGTTCTCTGAACGAGCAGAAAAAGGAATCAGATTATGAGAGAGATAGATCGTTTAGCAGAGATTCTAGGCCAGATGGAACAGGACATTCGCAACAGCAAATGGTTCAAGAAACTACTGAAGAAACTTAGGCTCAAGAAATGAGTACGTTGTTTGGTAGCGATCTGCATCATCAGTTTAAAGGTGAGATGGATATGATTGACTCTGACTGGAACATACCACCAGAGTTCCCTGATCTTACTGGTTACAGCGAAGTTGCTGTGGATTTAGAAACCAAAGATCCAAACATTAAAACTCTCGGACCAGGATGGGCAAGGAAAGACGGGCACATCATTGGTATCGCTGTAGCTGCGGGAGAATACAAAGGATACTTTCCTATCAGACATGAGAACGGACACAACCTAGACCCTAAGTTTGCACTGAAGTGGTTAAAGAAACAGATGTCTGTACCTGAGATGAAGGTAATTATGCACAACGCAACCTACGATGCGGGGTGGATGAGAGCCGAGGGCGTCGAGATCAAAGGTCGTATCATTGACACCATGATTACAGGCGCGTTGGTTGATGAGAACCGTTGGTCGTTTGGCCTAGATGCTATGGCTAGAGATTATGCGGGTATCCGTAAAGACGAGAAGATGTTGAAGGCCGCCGCCAAAGCATGGGGCATCGATCCCAAAGCAGAGATGTGGCAGTTACCTCCGGCGTATGTGGGAGCGTATGCCGAGCGAGATGCTGTAGCCACGCTAAAACTATGGCAATTCCTAAAGGTTAAGCTAGAAGAAGAACAGCTATGGGAAATCTGGAACATAGAAACTGATCTGATCCCCTGTATGCTAGACATGCGAAGCAACGGGGTGCGCGTTGACCTCGACAAAGCAAGCAAGAACAAGAAGTTAATACGTGGCAAAGTAAAGGAACTACGCCGAGGGATTGAGAAGCAAGCAGGCGGAGACGTGGACATATGGGCGTCAGCGTCCATAGCTAAGATGTTTGATAAGTTGGGACTAGAGTACCCAAGAACAGACAAGGGCGCTCCCTCGTTCAACAAGGGCTATCTCAGTAGCCATCCATCCAAGGTGTGCCAGGACTTAGTCAAACTCCGTGAGTTTGATAAGGCAGACAGTACGTTTATCGACAGTATACTACGTCACGAAACTGATGGGCGTATCCATACGGAGCTACACTCTACTCGTCGAGACGAAGGGGGCACAGTTACGGGGCGATTTTCTTCGAGCAACCCAAACCTGCAGCAGATACCTGCCAGAGATAAGGACATAAAGAAGTTGATCCGTGGTTTGTTTATACCAGAAGATGGATATAAGTGGGGATCGTTCGATTATTCTAGCCAAGAACCAAGATTGTTGGTACACTTCGCCGCCAGTGTTGGGGATATGCCAAGGCATGATTTACTTGAGGACATCGTAGATCAGTACAATACATCAGATGTAGATCTACACCAGATGGTTGCGGACTTAGCGGGCATCACTCGTAAAGAAGCAAAGGCCGTGAACCTTGGGATCATGTACGGCATGGGCGTAGCTAAGTTAGCCAATCAGATTGACGTCGATCCAGATACAGCCAAGGAATTACTACAACAGCATCGAGACAAGGTTCCGTTTGTTAAAGCGTTAGCTGAGATGGCATCTAGGAGAGCGGCAAGCAATGGTCAGATCCGTACACTACTAGGACGTAAGTGTAGGTTTCATCTTTGGGAACCTAAGACATTTGGTGCAGGCAAACCTTTACCCCATGATGAGGCGTTGAAGGAATATGGCGGCGTCAACGGCACGGGTATCCGTAGAGCATTCACATATAAAGCATTGAATAGATTGATCCAAGGATCGGCAGCCGATCAAACAAAGAAAGCTATGCTTGATTGTTATAGGGAGGGATTTACTCCTATGCTTACAGTACACGACGAGCTTTGTTTTAATATAGAAAGCCCCGAGCAGACCGCTCGGATCAAAGAGATCATGGAGACAGGCGTTAACCTAAAGGTTCCGTCTAAGATAGACGTGGATATTCAAGATGACTGGGGAGAAATAGAATGAAGTATGGATCAGTATGCTCGGGCATCGAGGCGGCTACTGCCGCTTGGCACCCACTGGGTTGGGAACCACAATGGTTCAGTGAAGTTGACCCTTTTCCAAGTGCCGTGTTGCAACATCACTACCCACACATACCAAATCATGGAGACATGACCAAATATAAGGAATGGAATAATGACAGAACAATTGAGCTTCTTGTTGGCGGGACACCATGTCAGTCCTACAGCGTCGCCGGACTTAGAAAAGGACTCTCGGACCCGAGAGGAAACCTCATGCTTACATATCTTGCAATGGCTGAACAATTTAAGCCCAAGTGGATTGTCTGGGAAAATGTCCCCGGTGTCTTGTCCTCCAACGGAGGAAGGGATTTTGGTACCTTCCTCGGGGCGTTGGGGAAAATCGGGTACGGGTTCTCCTACAGAGTGCTGGACGCACAATTCTTCGGAGTTCCACAACGACGCCGACGTGTGTTCGTTGTCGGACATCTTGGAGACTGGAGACGTGCCGCGAGTGTTTTATTTGAGCCCGAAAGCATGTCGGGGAATCCTCCTCCGAGCCGAGAGGCGGGGCAAAGAGTTGCCCCCACAGTTACAGTCGGCCCTCCTTTCAGTCGCACAGGAAACTCCAGAGTAGAAACCGAGGCGTTAGTTACCTACGCTCTGCCTGGAAATTGGATTGGTCGTAAGCCAGAGAACGGTGGCAATCAGGTAGAACCCTTTGTTGATCTGTCCCCCTGTCAAACAGCTACCGATGTTCATGCTATCGTTGCTTCAAGGATGCGTGGGTTTGGAGACTACACTGATGACGGAACGGCAAGCACAGTTAAAGCACGGGACGACAAGGATGCTACAGATCTAGTTGCTGCTTCGAAAGCTACAGGCGAAACAACTCTGTCTGATGTGACGATGTCTCTTACTGCAAGCTATGGACAGGGAGGCGCGGACTTAGCAACCAAGCCAATGGTCTGTTCCAGTACGGTCAGGCGGCTCACTCCTAAAGAATGTGAGAGATTACAGGGTTTCCCCGATGACTTTAGTAGGATACCATGGAGAAATAAAGAGCCAGAGGATTGCCCTAATGGCCATAGATACAAGGCGTTAGGCAATAGTATGGCAGTTCCTGTCATGAATTGGATAGGGCGACGTATTAATATGGTCGAAAAAGGAGAACTATAATGATCGATCCCAAGAAAGTAGAATCACTAGGCTTTCATCAAATGCACTCAATGCAGATAGAAGCGTTGATGGACTTTGTTAATATGAGCTTGAACCTTGCAGCTCTTTGTGGCGACCAGGATATCATGAACGAAGCCGAAGCCGAAGCGGACGAACTGATTAGATTGTTCGGGGGCAACGGCGTTAGAGTAAAGATCGAGAGTTACTGATTATCTCTAGCGCGATCGGCTATCTCTTGGTTAGCTCGGTCGCCTAACAACGATGGCACGAATGATTTGACACGATCAAAGACTTCACCGCCTTTTTCAACAACAGAGTCCGTCACGTTATCAAACGTATTAGATACCTGGCCCACGAAGTTCTGCGTTGGTTGTGCTACAGGAGCAGGACTCCCTACAATATCGAATGGTTGCGTTGGATCAAACGACCCTTCAGCTACTTCTTCTACTTGAGTTGGAACAATCTCACTGTTTATCATCGAACGTCTGATCTCATTGATGTCAGCAACAGGTAACCTCTGTAAAATGCGATTTTCTTTTTTTACATTTACTTCGTCACTTACTTCTCTCAGTAAATTTCTGCTGATCTTAATAGGCTCAAACCTGTTCCGAAGAATATTGTTTAATTCTTTCTTGGACACCCCCGTGTTTTTTAAAGCACGGAATATCTGAGCGCGAGTAAATCCTGCATCCATGGCAGTATCTATTTTGTTTTTTAACAGGCTCTGATGTCTACGTTTGGCATCGTTAGCTTTGACATATGCAGCCGTTACATCTTCGGCAGTAGCATCGTTATCATCTGCCACCTTAGTAAAGATCTGAACAGCACTTGATCTATCCGCTGAGTAAGCTCCACCGTCATAACCAAGACTTCTACCAATGTTTACTTTCATGGGCCGTAGTCCGGTGAGCATGGTGCCTGCTTCTTCTGCCACAGAATATTCATCCCCTGACTTACTTGGAGTATCTGTGAATGCACGATTGATCCTGCCCTCAGTAATCTCTCCACCTTTAACAGTGTAGGCTTGCTCTACGATTCCAGGTATAAATGCTCCGGCAACGTGGTTGATAGACTTAGAAAGTTTATCGCCCCACATTTCTCCAGGCTCGTATATCTCAGCACCTGTTTGAGTTTTACCATCACGTAAGGTAACATCGACGAGACGTTCCGTGGCCATAGCTTCAGAAGCAAATGGTTCTGCAAACTTTTTAAACGCAGCCGTAGCCGCGAACCCTAGTTGCTCTGCCTCGTTAGCTCCGACCGCGCCCTTGTTCCTGTATACTTCCATCGCCGCACGAGCAGGAGCCAACATAAATTCATACGGCAGCATGTAAGATAGATCCACAGCTTCGGCATTTAGGTCTGCATCTGGCTTCTCTAGATACATCATTGTATTACCTTCAGACCAATAAGGTTTGTTCTGCTCTAGTAAATCCTCTTCAGCTTCAGTAATACCTAGAACGTCATGCGCTGCATTACGCATAGCTCCAGGTGCAACCGTAGCCATAGAAATATATCCTGTAAGACGCTCCGCTCCGATACCACGGATCTGTCGAGCAAACGCTTTAGCTTGCTCCTCGCCCATCGCCGCAATCAATTCGTCAGTTGCTTTGAAGCCCATCTCTCTGACTGATCTGTTTACGATGTTACCTGATGTACGAATAATCTCTGCGGGAAACGCCATGAAGTTACCCATGACCGGGATTCGACGAAGCGATTTAATAACTTCGGGAACCATGGAATACACAGGCATCGTTTGTTTGACCACATCCACGGCTAACATATCGCCAAAATCTGTCCCTGCTATAGATGTCTTACGTTTTGCTATCTTAGCATTGACCAATGCGTCTTGAACCGCGGGATTAACATTCTCAATATCTAACCCTGCTTTTCTTAATGCCGCTCCATATCTAGCTTTCTCTCCTAACGCGCCAACTACTTTCCAATAGTCGTCGCCTAGTTGATATGTCTTCTCCATAAAGTTGACCGTGGTTCCTGCAACTGGGGTTTTACGAAGAAGCTTACCCCCTGTATTTAACATAGCAGATACACCTGATTTTGTTTGTTCTTTTAACAGGTTCTTAACTTCGCTAAGTTGAATGTTCTGCCCGATAGCACCCTCGTCTTGCATAGCCTTTAATAATTTGAATTGCTCTGGGCTATCAATTGCATTGGCCATCAGTACCTGACCACTTTCAAAGATACCCATGTTACGTCCGAGCAACCCGTTTGCCCCAACAACAAAGGTGTTGGATAGAAAGTTACGAACTTGAGACAGTGGGTTTAACACTGTCTTTGACATCTGAGACACACCTTTAAGCTGTAGAGACACAGCTAGTGCATCTTGTACAAAGGATTGTGTTCGACCAGGAGTAGTCAAGCTGTTGGCTATTTCAGTAGGCACATAGTGACCAGACAAGGAACCATATGAACCACCAAAAGGATGATCCATATCAGCTTCGCCTAACTTAGTGTAGTTTAACTCATTGGTTAACACTTTAGCGATGTTATCATCTTCTTTTAAAGCGCTGCCGTTGATAGCAAAAGGTCTTCCTCCTGCATTCATTTTTGCAACGGCTTCATCAAAGTATTGAACCTGACCAGGCGCTCTAACCGACTGCGCCGTATTACTAATAGAGTCAAATAATTTCTGAGACGCCATGGTGGTTGCCATATTATCCACTGTAAGTAAGAAAGCATCTCTAGGATTGCGAACTTCGCCCATCATTTCTCGTAACGCAGGAGCAGCATCTAAATACTCACCTCTTTCAGTCAGCATTCCACTCGCTAATTTAAACAACGAAGTCCTGCCCACCACTTCTTCAGCGCCTTTAGCTACACTTGCCCCTGCCTGCCGTGCGGCAGCTTCTGGAGTTAAACCAAAAGAATTTACAATAGATTTGTTAAAAACTTCAGATATAAACAAGTCTGCCTGTTGATCAGCCAGTTCTGTAACTGTACCAGGGTTTTTTGTTTGTATTACTTTTCGAAGCTCCTCTTTAGCTTGTTTGTATTGAGGCATAGTTTTAAAATCAACGTCACTAAATTTATTAGGGTTTAGATGTAATTCATATAGTCGTCGAATGTATGTGCCCTGATTGTTTTGGAACTGTTGAAGTAGTTCCCCTTGTCGTTGCGGCGTCAAGTTGGGTGCGGAGCGAACTGCTACCTCAAACTCAACACTGAGGTCATCAATTTTATTTCTCATTGCATCTACAGCGGTGCGAACCTTAGTTCCATAAACTGCGCCAAAGTTATCGGCGTCCATCTCCCCTGTAAGGTAGTCCATCGTGTCATTGTATGTTCGTTGCGTAGCTTTCTTGCCTCGACCTGTAAGCTTCTGTAATCTAATAGATTTTTTAATTGCTTTGTCAAAATTATTAAGTAGTCTAGTAGCCGCAGCCTCTTGAAAATCCGTGATTCCTTCTGCGGTTCTAACAGCTGCGCCTATTTCTTCTGGAGCACCGGCGTCCGCAGTAAAGTTTCTTTTCAGAAAGTTGGTTCCCCCAGGGAAAAACCCTTTTGCTTTATCTCCAAGGTAACCCATCCCAGTTTGCAAACCTCTGGCTAAAGTAGGCATACCCGAAAGCTCACTACTTCCTATTCCTTTGATCACGGCACCTGCTACGGGCAGTATGATTTCCCCGGCAAGGTTAAAACTTGCACCCTCAGTACCTAAACGAAATTTGTTTCTAAGACGAAGAGCAGCTAGTTCTTTCCCTGTCAAAGACCCTTCGTCCTCAGTTTGTAAAAACTCAGGCATAGCGTCCCAACTATCTGCTAATGTAGTCATAGTACTAGGAGAAACTAGTACGTCTGCAATCCCAGTTCCTGCTGTGGTTAAACCTGCTCGACCGGCTCGTGTTTGAGTAAGTACTTTAGGTGCCTTGCGTCCAAACAAATCTGCGGATTGTCCAAACCATGTCCGCGCTTTCTTCACCGCTTTGCCAGACTGCAAAGCTTTTCTAGCTTTGTCTGCTTTAGAAACCCAACTAAACACGCCAATACCTGGAGCACCGTAGTTCACTATAGTCTCTACTACTTTACCTGCGGTACGTTCTGGCGTTAAACCAAGGTTAATCTTTGCATCTTCAAAGAACTTAGTCGTAGCTTGCTGACTACCTTCGTCAATTATATTTGCGGCTTCTAGTCCCGCAGCACCAAGTTCCGAGATCCCCTGTCCAATGTCCACGATCCCTGCACCGGCACCCCGAGCAATAGAACCAATGACTGTTTGATCGGATTCGTCTACCGTAAAAGGTTTGCTTGGATCAAACCCTACAGGCTCTGGTTCAGCAATAGTAAAAGGTTTGCTTGGATTAAATTCAGCCATGGAACCACCTTATTTTATTTGACTTTTTGGAACTCTAAATGTCTTACCGTTTTGCACTACATCAACCAAACCATCATCCTCTGATTCGGTAGATGTACTAGATCCTAAAGTTTTAAACGTAGACATGTCTACACCCATGGCTTCATATAATGGTATAACTGAAGCTAAAGCAAGAGATTGAATAGTTTCGCCTTCTTTGAGTACAAGTGTTCCGTTGTCTATCGCGGTTGCAAGTTCGTTTTCTTTGAACTGAATAGCATCAATGGGTGACTTGTAATTACGCATCCCTGTTTCGCCTGCCGCTCTTATCCCCGCAAGATTTTCTGCACTACGCAGTCTAGCCGCTAAACGTTTGTCCTTGTTGGATTCTTCTAACGACATCATATTGATTTTATCTTGACGCGCTTGATTAGAAGCTTTGTCTTGTTTCATCATCTTAGATCCTGCAAGCAAACCGTCAGCAATATTTTTAACTGCACTAGGATCGTCCCCTGCCGCAACAGCGAAACCCACCATCGCCATGTTCATCCAGAACTCTTCCTTTTTGTCTTCCTTGGTGTCAGTTCCTAACAGGTCACTCAAGATTTTCTTGTACGATGAAATTCTTTCTGGCATGTCCATGCCTTCAAAGTCCTCGTTTGCAGCTTTTAACACAGTTTTGGTTAGCTCGTCACTTGGGTCGTTACTCTTGTTAATTTTTTCTGCAATTTTATTTAAATTATCTGGGCGTAATAAAGGCACCATACTATCGAACCCTGATACGGGTTCTACATCTGCGTTAGCCTCTTGCCCTGCTCTTGATCCATCATCTGGTGGACTAGAAGTTATTAGTTTGTCAGCGACTTCTTTCTTTTTTTCTTGTAGGTTTTTTTCTAACTGTTCACTTAGTTCCTCTAGGTTAGAAGAAGTAGTCAACGCATCAGCTACAGATTTACCTTCGTATTTTGGGTCATCTCTAACATCAATAGGGAAAGGATATCCTGCGTCGGGAGCAAAAATAAACTCATTACTGTCTAAAAGACTTTCTCCTGCGGAAGGCTCGACCTCTGATTTCTCTTCAACAGAAGCCGTAGGAATAGTCTCTGTTGAGAAATCCATTGCTGTTCTCCCAGGACCACGGCGCGCTCGGTCGTTATCAGACGTATCTAAAAGTTCTGCGGAGTTAACATTAATACGTTCTGGTGCAATTTCTGGATCACTAAGTATTTCTGCACTAGCTAACTCTGTCTCTGGGTAATCTTCCTGATACTCTCTAAGGTTTTCTTGGTATGCGTCCCTTTGCTTTTGAAGTTCCTGTAGTTGAAACGCAGATAACCCCATGTCTAACTGAGGAGTCTGATCTAATTTAGTAGTAGGATCGTCAAGTGCGGGGTTCACTGCTTCTACAGACGGAGCAGCACTCATAATCCCAACGTTAGATGAGAAATCCATTGCTGTTCTTCCAGGGCCACGACGCGCTCGGTCATTATCTGTGGTGTCCAGACCTTCGGCAGAGTTAACGTTGATACGTTGTTTTACTTCTGTAGGCAAAGAATCATATACTTGCACATCTCGGTCATTAAATGGCTCGTTGTTTTTGACCTTTCTCATTAGGTCTTCAATCAAACGTTCCAAAAACGAAGGCTGTGGCTCTGTACTAAACGTCCCTGTCATACCGTTGGCGTCCACAGTAACCATTCCACCAGGAGCAAACTGTTGAGTAACATTTACCATCTCAGGAGATGACGCTAGTATTCCACCCATGTTTGCAAGCTTGGCACGAGCGTCACGATTTGCAAACATCTTTCGGTTTAACACGTTGTTCATATTATTGTCCTCCGCCGCCAAACATTCCTGTTTGACCTAGACTATATAGACCGCCCGCTAGACCTGCAAACTGTGAGATCGCACTCGGGCTAGGTCTTTGCTGATTGGTAAATGTAGACTGTGACGTTGGCATCCCTTGGAATACATCTGAATAGAAACCCAACTGTTGATATGGTTGCATAACGTTCTGGTATTGAGTTTGACGTGCCGCATCCATCTCTGACTGCTGTTGCTGTTGTTCTTGGCCGCCAAGGCTTGATAACGTATTGATATCGTTGATATTTAATCCTTGGAACGCCTCGCCTAGTTTAGCCTGTTGCATACCCAAGCTACCAATGCCCTGTGCCAATTGACCATACTGCCCTGCACCCTGTTGCATAAGTTGTGCTCCGGCTAATCCTGCTTGGCCTGCCGCTTGCGCTCTAGCTAACTGCTGTTGCTGTGCTTGACCGTAACCAGACTGACGTAAGTTCGCAGCTGTTCGCGCTTGTGTTTCTAATGTGTTTCTGTTTTGCTCTGCCGCTTGAATACCTTGACGTGATCCACCAAAAGCTCCTGCGCCTACGGCTT